GTATCAGGGCTAGGACCAAATCTGAATTGTTCAGTTTCATTGTCAGCCTCTATAGTATAAGAACGAGGTCTACCAGATCTGGATCCACCTCGTATTTCAAATAAGTTATGTGGTGTTATATATTCTAGTGGATATTTAACACTTGATAGTAAAATATAAAATGACCTAACAGATATAAATCCTGTTGGTACAGCTACAGTTTCAGAATCAATAGTAACAGTATCAATCTGTTCCATCTGTCTAATTCTTAACTTAGCATTATAATCTGCTTCAGTAAGTTTAATAAAGTCATCAGCTATCTCATCAGTTAAATCAGTTCTGTTTAACCAGTTAGCAATTGATGCTTTTAATTCTGTATACGTTGATATTGCCATTATAAAGATCCCTCTGAAGTTTTGAAATATCTAAACTCATTACTATTCAGTTTAGTTCTCATTATTTTTTTTTGTGTGTCTTTAGGTAAAGCCCACCAATTGTTACTACCATTATATTCCTTAGTCCATAACTGGAGCATAATAGGAGGGACACTAGCAATTCTTCTCATATCTCTTGAGGCTGTATAGCCATCATTTTGATTGTAGAGTTTTTTATTTCTTTCTAGTAAAGGGTTAAGATTTTGTTGATTGTTGATAGTTAATTGACCATCAGACTCTTGTATGTAACGAGTCTTAACTCCTGCATCCCATTCGGTTGATCTTACCTTTGTCATTATTCAGTTAATTCTGTAACGTATAATTCACCATCTGATCCACCAACTCTTAATACTGCAATCTTTTCTCCAGCTGAAACTTTAATAGTTTCTACTTCTGCTGCAGGTAAATATGTTGTAGTTGCTGCTGCTGTTGGCGAGACTGCTACGTGTATGTGGCAAGCAATAGTGCTTACTACTCTTATGTATTCTGTACCATCTGTAAATGCCGCACTTGCAGAAGATGAACTTCCAGAAGTCAATTTAAGTACAGTTCCATGTCTTAATCCATAGTTCATGTTTTGTTCTCCTTTTGTTTAGGGGATGTTTCCATCCCCTTAATTAATTATCTTCTTATTACAAATGTTACGTAAAGTACGCTAGCATTAGTTGAAGCACCATCGGTAATCATTTCGATAGTTCCACCTTCTAATACATCATTAGCTGCTGTTGGTTCTGCTGTGTCTACATCACCTACTGCTGATCCTGAGTATGCTACAGTAATTCCACCACCAGTAATAGCAGTTCCACCTATTTCGAAACTGATACCACCATTGGCAGTTGCAATAACTGCTTGAAGTGCTGTTAAGATTTTTATTACTTTTCCGCCATCAGGGATTGGTACAAATGTACTAGATGCTGTACTGATGTTGGCGATTTTTGCTGTTATAAAATAGTCGTTTAATGTTCTCATTTTGTTCCTTCATTGTTCCGCCCTTAACCCCTCTCAAGACTTCAATGTTATTATAGTGGTAGGCGAGTAGATTTGAGGTTACTCGCCTATCCAAGTGCTATTGATTAGCTAGTTGTTATGTCCGCTACGCAACCTGACGCAGCTTCGTTTCTTGATTCTAGAGTTGCCTCTAAAAGTAATTGTCTTTTTTCTGAGTCTCCAGTTTTAGACAGTTCATGCATTGTGAAGTCTCTTAAGAAAGCTACTCCCCAATAATCCATGTCTAATACCCAAGCTTCTCTATCTCTAGAGAATCTATTAGGTACTACTTGTAGTTGACCAAAGTCAGAAGCGTAAACATCTACTGATGTGTATAAAGTTGCATCAGCACCTGCATCGAATCTAGTACTATTACCAGTAAAACCTGATAATTTTTGCTTGTTGAAAGGACCAACCATAATCATAGTTGGATTTCCACCAGCATTCCATACTGATTTAATTACAGATTTCAAGAGAGTTTCTGTAAAGGCTCTTTGAGTACCATTTGTTGCCGCAGTATTACCTGCTCCACCAGATGTTCCAGAAGTTCCCATTACATCATTCGTAGCAACCCATGATCTTAAGCCGCCTGCTACTCTTGCTGCTGTTGCTGAACCTGTTACTTCAGCATTGTTAGAAGTAAGAGATGATTCTAAATCTCTCTTTAGTTCTTTTGCTTTTTTAGCTATTTGATAAGCTATTTCAGATGCTCTACCAGCTTTGTCGACTGCTTCCTGCGTACCTGTGATTACAATAACTTTGTCCATAATTTGGCAAGAGTTAGATAATCTAGTTGTTGCAGTAATAGCGTCAGCTGTTGCTTCGTCACCTTCAATAACTTGATTGGATGTAGAAGCTGCTGCTAGTGAGTCTGTTTGCCATTCGTGTAGAACTGCAGTTGCTTGTGTTTTAGCTGCAGAACTAAGGAAAGGCGTATCAGTTGGTGAGATATTATAAATCACATCAGAAAGATCTTCTCTCTCTCCGATTGAATCATAAGTATCAAACGTGTTTGTTGGTTGTGCCATTGTTTATTACCTTTTGTGTTGAGATTTAAGATTAATCATGTCAAGTATTGCAGACTGGGCATCTTTAAGATGACCAGACTTACGCAACTTGCCAATTTTATTTTTTATGGCTTCACGTCCTGAACTTGTATTTGACTTAGCAATTCCAGCTTTAATAACCTTGGGTGCATTAGCTATTTTTTTTTGAACAAGAGGTTTTTTATCTTTAACAGATTGATATCCCATTGCATCTTTAACCACCATTAAGAAACGGTGATCAGCTAAATTACCAATTTCTGAATCATTAAAACCATAAGACCTTAAAGAAGTTCTCATGTTTGTTTTAAATTGATCAGCTTTATCGGGGTCACTATATTCTGGTATCCTTGTTGCTGCTAGTTGTCTTTGTGTATCAAGGTAGTCATTATACTGTTGAGTATAAGCATCTTTAGCTTTGGACTTCATGTCGTCAATCTGCTTGTTTTGTTCTCGTAACTGGTAGTCCAGTCGGGCTGCAGAAGTTGGATCTTCTTCCCAAAGTTTTTGTAGATCTTTGCTACCTTGCTGTTGTCTGATAAAGCCATCAGCAGTTGATATCAAATCATTTAGTTCGCCTAAACGTGTGTCATAATTCTGACGAAGACTTGTCTTTTGACCTTCGAGATCTTTTTTCTCTAAGCCTAAAGAATGAGTCTTTTGTCTATAATCCGAGTCCCTAGAATAACCTGCCTTCAGCTCATCGAGGGTAACTTCTAACTCTTGACCGCTAACTTTAACACGGTGGAGATTTGGTTCCTCTAATTCTGTTTGCGTTTCTTCTTTGATCTCAGTATTTTCAGATGCTTCTTCTTGTGGAGTTTCACCAGACGATGATTGACTCTCTTTGGAAGGCTCCTCTTTTTTTACTTCTTCTTGAGGTTGCTCTGATGGTTCTGCTTTTTTTTCAGGTTCTGATTGTCCTTGGTTAGGATTCAGTAGTCCTGAAATTTTCTCAGCAGCACCTTTTACAGTTGTATTTTCTGCCATAACGTTCCTTTGTTGTTGGTTGACGTGTGTAAGGCTCCTAAAAGGTTAGCCTTGTTTGTGAAGTAGCTCCAAATCTTTTGAAGCTAATTTTCCGCTTTCCATGATAGTTTGTAAATGACCTTTAATTTTGTCTAGCATATTATATGCCATCCATAAAGATTTACGTTTATCATCGTCAGCAAAACTTGTATTAAAAATTTCTTGCTTATATGTTTCTAGTAGATCCTCAAACGCTTGTTTTAGTAGGGGATCGTCCAGGAGTTGAGCTGCTCGCTTGCCCTCCCTTATTTGGTTGTCCATTTTGTTTATCATTAAAGAATTGTTGTTGTCCTTTTACTATCTCTTTCATCAAACCACCAGATGATTTAAGATCTTCTTGTTCTAACATACTTCTTCGTTTCAATTCAAGCTCATCTATTTTAGAACCATATTGTAATTCTAGTTCTTTTATCTTTAATTCAAAATCAAGTAAACTTTGTCTCATGATAGACTCAATACGTTTAACCTCAGTTTGAGCTTTTAGCTGTGCTCTTTGATTCTCACCTTGTACTTGAGCTAATGTTACTTTCTCAAATTCCGTTGGTGGTTTAGGAGGTAATTGAGGCATTTGAGCTGCACCGACATCTGGATCCATAAAGTATGGTTC